TTCGGCTTCTTCATCAGCCTGAGCTTCTTCCTCTACCTCTGTCTGAACGCTTTTGGAAGCGATAAGCTCAACGATTTCTGCGAACATTTCGTCGCTTGCTTCGGCAAACTTTTCGAAAGTAGTATCAACGTCATCACCCTGTAGGCCAGCCTGCACAAGAGCGGACTTTCGGGCCATCGCCTTGACTTCAGCTTCATGAGCGGAAATCTTGTCGAGGGCTTCGGTAAGCTCGGTATCTTTAGCGGCAAGCTGCTCTTCTAGAGCAGAGACAGTCTCTTGAGTGGTCTTTAGCTGTTCAGCAGCAGCCTCGACAGCCTCTTCCTTTTCGGAAATAGAAGCTTCGAGAGCATCGACCTGAGCCTTAATCTCTTCGTCTTTCTGACGAGAAATTTCGTCCTTAGCAGCTTCGGCTTCTTCACGAGCCTGAGCTAGCTGGGACTTAAGCTCTTCGACTTGCTCCTGTAGCAAATTCTCATTAGCCATGTTATCTTTCTCCCATATACTAGATTCTTGAATTGAATATGATGCTTTACTTTCAAAAGGATTCACATCTTTCTTAAGAATGATGCTGGCCGGATTTGCTGGCTTGCTAACCAACCCCTTGCCTGAAAAAGAAATATTCCTTAACAATCTTCCAAGTTTGTAACCTTCGTACTCACCGTCGCCGCCGTAGCTTCTAAGGTGCTTAGTGAGCCAAGCAGAAGCCTCGTCTCTGGCAACTACGCTATGCTCACCTTCTGGCGAAACGACAGCATAATCAAAGCCCGCGAACAGACACTCCATCGACACGAACCATTTTCCTTGCTCAATCTCTGAAATGAGAGTTTGCATTCTTTCCGCTCGGTCTTCATCTGACCAACTTTTGTACAAAACTGCGCTGGTCACGATGTCAAACTTGTTAGGAGGAGTCTCTAGGTCGCTCGCTACGATTTTGCCGTCGCTAACAACACAGTTACCAGTTATGTGGCCAATAATATCTGACTCATCGTGCATATAATTAAAAGGCTTGTCCTCTGGGGTATTCCTAGCGGACCATGCTTCTCTAACATCGAATACATCGTCGTTTCTATTCCAGCCTGTAGAAACTAACACGGAGTTCAGGTAATAAAGGTCAAACTGGTCTGGGTTGCTGTTAGCCTTGGCCAAAAATTCAGCGCGCTCAATTTCAGCTTTAACTGGCTCATACGGTTGAGCAAGTGATTGATAGGCTATACTGACGCTTGACTGAATAGCGTCGGCTAAGCCATCATTTATTTCTGCTGAGTATGCTTTTATATTCATAGAAAAACCTCAACTGAATATACACCATAATTTAAAATTTTTGTATTTAATCGATTTTTACGCCTCGGTAAACCTAAGCGCATAGGCCGAAGATTGCAGGGAACGCTTCTCCTCAATGTTAGGATTGCGGTCATTTGCAACTGCAAAATCGGTAGTTAGCTGCTTATAAACCTCAAGCATTTGCTTGTCAGCAGGAGTTCCGGCCTCCAATATAGAAGCCAGCAGTTCTGCATCCACGGTTGAGTAAGGCTTAATGTTAGACAAGATACACAGCTTGATATATTCAAGCTCGTCCATCTGAGCTTTTGTCAAACCTCTGAGATTTGATTTCCCATAACTATGCAATAAAGCAGGATTAAGCACGTCTGAGATATCTTTTTGGACTGAAGATGCCCAGAGCATCAGGTTGGCGAGGTCTGAAGCCGCCTGTCTGGTCTTCACAACCTTTTGTTTTCTCTGGGTCTTATCTTTAGAGTTTTTCGGCCTACCGTCTTCCGGCCTACCCTTGGGGGTAAACTCCTTTTGTGAAGGCTTCATAATCTGTTGCTTGCGCTCCATCTTCTTGAATTCTTCCTCTTCATCAAACTCTGACCTGTCGTCCGGGTTTGTGAGAGGATGAGGACCGCTTTCATCAGAAGGTCTCAAACCGAGGTCGTGTGGAGAAAGGGCGTCTTTGGTAAGAGCAATCTTCTCCAAGTCCTGCCTATGCTGCGGATTGTGATAGGGGCTTGCCTTTGGAGGGGATTTTTCTCGCACTCTGTTCTGATGCTCCCGTTTGATTCTGATTCTTTCGATTTCTGGAATTTCACCAAATCGTTCCTGAACAGTCTCGCCACTAATCAAATCTCTATCTACTAATTGTATTAGGAGATTCTTTTCTGCGGCCTCATCAGACAAGACCATTTGGTCGAAGTGAACCTTAGCGGGGAACCTAAAGCCCATAGCTTTCTGGACCCGCTCTATCTCTTCCTGCCAAAAGTCTATTAACAGCGACCTACCGTATTCCAGTCTCTCAACCAGCGTCTTTAGAGAGATGAAGTTGTTTGTAAAACCGCCGCCGTTGTTTGCCAAACCCGTTAGGGTTGGAGGAACTCCGAGGCCAGCATAAATACTGTTAAGAACTGGGTCGTACTTTTCCGAACCCAAGAACTTGAACACTTGAGTGTTGGATTCTTTGAAGTCTAGTTCTGGACCCCAGACCAAATCCATTGTGCCGCCACCAACATTACTAGCTAAAATATTGCGCAGCTTATTAATTGCAGACTTTGTGGGAAGAATCTTGTTGTCCAAGTCACCCAGCTTCCACAGGCGAATATTGGAGATAGCGCCATCTAGTGCGGCAATGTCTGCCAGCTTCATTTTCTCAAGCATGATGATGTCATCTAGGATGGCATAAATCATGGGGTTGGCCCAGATGTTCCAATCGTCCTTCTTGTAGTGGAATACTCTCAGCTTTTCCTTATCTAGCGGAATCATCTCGACGCCCTTGCCCATCTGAGAAGCCAAGTCCGTAGGCAGTCTTGAAATCACGGATTGGTAGTTGGGAACATTGCGCTTGTACATATTTCTTAGACTACTGGAAACCTTGAGGGCGTACTCAGGCTCGCCAGCAAATATTGCAAGTTGCCCACCAAGAACTTCAACAGACAGAGGGTTTAGAAAATCATACTTCCAAGGAATCTCTCGCTTCTTTACGGTTAAAGACTCGATATCTATGTCCGCACCTTGAGACTTTCTAAAGTTCTCCTCAATTCTCTTACTAATCTTTGCTGTGCGTCGTTTTACAACAACGTTTCCACATCTATAAAGAGTATTCAAGAATCTTTCTGAGCGCTCTGGACCACCAACTTTTGCGAACCATTTCTTGTAGAAGGATTCAATCTTCTTGTTGGGATGTACCACAGTAACGCCCTGACTGGAAAAATCGCCCATCAGGTCGATAACATTTCTTATAATGCCAACCTTGCTGTAGGCATCCATGCACATACGCATGATGTCTTTTTGTTTCTTGGGAACTGCCTCATCGCTTCTGAAGCGGTCGTAGTCCTGTCTACCCATTCCGGTTCTGACAGACCTGTTAGTTTCAATATCCAAAAAGGAACGATAACTAAAGGCGGCAGTTCGTTGTATGCCCTCGTATAAGTCAATACCCTCGGATGCTGAATTGAAAGCATCTTGCTTACTGGACTCGTCAGTCCAAGTGATAAAGCCGGGGGTTTGTTTTTTTTCAGCCATGAATATTCCTTAATCGCAATGGAATTGGATTATAATTCTATTGAATCATACACCAAATCAATAGATATCCTTCATTTGTTCCGTAAACCACTGCGGCCCCATGTACATTGGCCCGTCCAATTTCTCTTGGTTGTTGCTGACAAAGCCCCCAACCGTGTCATAAACAGGGGGTGTTGGGGTTCTTTGGATAGTTCTTGCTGCCATATTTGCCATTAACAAGGCGCTATACCTATCCTTTCTCAGTCGCCCCTTCTTCCCACCCGCAATCTTGACTTCTGGTGTGTCCCACTTATCCCTTCCGGCGGGAGTTTGGGACATCTCAATCATGGAAAGCTCGTTCTTTAGCTCTTCGATTTCCATGACACAATCCTCCAGTGTGTCATGTATCCGCTTTTTCATCTTGTCGTCTGCCACAGACAGGCCAAGACTTACGGCGTCAAAGAAAGGAAAGATTAAAATTCTGTCTTCAAAGTCTTTCCTTAACCCATGGTTTGCTTCACCCAACCAGTCTGATTTTGCGAACTGACACATCTCAAGTATATGGATACCGGGATATCCGTCAGTGTCCTTTTCCTTGTCCTCCTCGATGATGGGCCATATAGGATGCTCGCCTTCTTTCACCTTGTCTTTATCATGCAGGGATTCCATAACAGCTATCCCTCCCCCCTGAGCATCCATGGCTATGTGTCGGCAGGGGAACAGCTTCATCAGGTCGCGTATCTTTCTGGCACAGTATGCGTAAAAGTCAGTTTCTGAAACTACACCAGACTTCAGTTTTTCCTTGTGTTCACTTCTGTTTGTTGTCCAGCAATGAACTATCCTGCGGTGGTCGGAGTGAAGTTCCAACACCACAATACTGAAGTTATCAACCTCAGAAGCTGGGTCAACACCGTACACATACTCTGTGTTTGGATTCCCTCTTAGCGAGGCTTCGAAGAACACTTCTCCGCTGGGAAAAGAAATCGTGGTGTCTTTATTAACTACACATGACTCCAACAAAGACCTCTTAAAGAACCCTTGACTATCACGAGTGAAGCATGCGCCATATTCCATCTGATAAATACCAGAATGAATAGTGGCCTTAGACCGAGCAACCTGACCTGCATCCATGAAACCTTCTGGTAGCAACTCAAACGGTATTCTGATTATGCTGTAGTCTTCCCAGTTGAAATCTGAGGGAACTTCTTCAGAACCAAAGACTGTCTCCAGCCTTTTGGGATTTCCCTTGCTTTGAATTATTGCCTTCCACTTCTTCCAGTATTCCGAAAAGTGATTGAAGTCATAGTAAGCAGTACCGGAAATAATAATCTGGTTGGATGCGGGATTTCGCGCCTGCATTTCGTCTGGGTTAATCTCCCCAAGCTCTGCGGCCTTCTTTTGAGCCGCTATCATTTTTACGTTTTCAATTGGTGATGCGCTTACAGCAGCAAAACCCGCAACAACATTCTCGAAGATTTCTCTGGGGATAGACGCAAATTCATCTGCAATTATGTCGTTAGCACGTTGACCACGAATCTTGCTTCCATCGCCTAAAGGTAGACATGTTACAGTGCTGTCACCAAGAATCATACGGCACATATCAACGTCGCGTCTGGGGCCACTGTTTGAACCAACCATATCTCTTAGAATAGGCGCGTTCTTCCAAATAGTATCCATGTATTCGAATAGAACTTTTGACTGTCTGAAAGCTGCGCCAACAACCACTATCTTTCTTGTCGGCATCAGAAGCGCACGCATCATAGCGTACAGAGAAAGGATAAAGCTCTTACCAAATCCACGAGACGCTATAAGCATAGGGAACTTTCTACCCCACATCTCCTGCAACATCAAAGCCTGTGACGGCAGGAGGTCTATGTTGAAAACCTGCTTACACACAAACGAAAAATACTCAGGCCGACCCATAAGCCAAGTCAACCTGAGATGAAATTCGTCGAAGTCTTCGCCGGATATAAAACTCATTGGGTTGAACAAAGATGATTCGTCTACATCAATGTCCAGCCATGCGTCACTAACTTTTTCATTCATTGTTTGTAAGTTCATTCACTCTTTTAAAAATGCTGTTCGCCACCAAAAATGCATTGTACTTATCCCCGCAGAATATAATCTTCGTATTATACCAAAGCTGGAACTCTATCAGCGCCTTCAGCATGTACTTTCCAGTTATGCGCACCTGAGCCTGCTGACTCTTAGGTATGCCTGAATTCTCAGGAAAACTCAGCACGTCGTCAAGCGAAAATTCACATACTATGAACGCATACTTGAAGTCCTGCATGCGCTCCATTTCCGCTTGAAATGGTTTTTTCTTCTTCCCCAAGTTCATGGCTATTTCGGCTGTACTGGCTTTGCGCTCTATACAAAGAGTGTCCTCCATGCCTTTCAGGGTGTAATCACCGGTCTTCATGGTTTCTACAACCATACCCTCACACCGGTCATATTCCTTGAAGAAATAACCATCCTTCTCTCGTGTGTCTTTTATGACCGTATATTTAGGAGCGCCTTTTTTCATTATCGTACACTATCTTAGAAAATAGTCCTCCGTACATTTCTTCTTTGCCATTTATGTCATTGTGACAGTCCCAACAAAGAGTAATACCGTTAGAGACCTCATAGCGTAGACTGGAAGCCGAACTCCACTTTTGTATGTGGTGGACCTGCATTCTTTTTCCACGCCTTTTGCATCCCGGCATTTGGCACTTGTATCCGTCTCTATGTAAAACTTTCCTTCGCCATTCTTTGTATATTGGCTCATCAAAATCTCTAGGCATTTCTTTTATAAATCCTAACTTTGACAACTGAAATCTGACTCTTAATATCTTTCACTAGCTTCTCAACACTCTTAGTTTTTTTGTTTTCTTTGATTTCCTTTAGAACTTTGTCTATGGCGTTTGCACAGGCATCGTCGGGGGTATCAGCCTTAACATATACAACCACTGTTGGCTTTAGATGTATCTTAACCCCGTTCGCTTCCAACCTCCTTTTTACTTTCGACATGTTTACTGCTACTTTGTACATCATCTTTATCGCCCCTTTGTTTCTGTTCAGCACATTCAGGACAAGCCCACATTGGATGTTTGTGAGGCTTTGCGTAGTGCAAAATTCTCACTTCGGTATCCATTATTGTGTACAGTCTTGAGCTATCGCTTTTCATCAAGAAGTACACATCCTCCAAATGGTCCTCATATTCGATTTGAGATTCTTCCATCCTGTTTTGTAGAAACACAAGTTCTTTCATCAGTAAGGCATTTTGAGTTGCTATACCAGCAAATCCTAGAATTAATATAGCAACTATCCACTTAGAGTCCTTCATCCCTGCTCCTTTAAAGAATTCCTTCTTGTATTTTCGTTAAAAATTTTGCATTTTCGGGAATTGGTCGCGTATGCACTTTTTCATAAATATATCTAGCTGTGGCAACGTCTTCTATGGCTAGACCAGTAGCGTCAAATAATGTTTGATTATGTCCGCTCAAGTCTTTCTCAGAATGAACTACGTCTCCTAAATCTGTCCACTCTTGTTTTCTATCGTCAAACTTAACGTATTGTATTTCTCCAGAGTGAGAACATTGCTCCCAGTTGTCATAAACAACAAAGTCAACATTATCCAATACGCAAGGAGCTACCTCTCGCTTGCCCTCAGCGTCTGCTCCTATCGCATTTATATGTACAACATCCTTAAGCCACGAATGGTTTAAAAATGGTGTCCGAGAAGGTGTTAGTGTTGTAACTATATCAGCATCTCGCACACAGGACTCCACGTCTTCAAAAACCTCATAATCAATCCCGAATTGTTTTCCGATATATTCACACCTGCTGGCATCCAAATCAAACAGATGTAACTTATCTATTTTTCTAACAGCGAGTATGGCCTCTACTTGGTATTTTGTTTGGTTTCCACATCCAATGAAGGCCGCGACTTTGGCGTCCTTCTTCGCAATGTAGTCTGTTGCAACACCGGTAACAGCAGCGGTCCTAATGGCGGTTATGGCTTCTCCGTCCATGATTGCTAACAGTTTTCCGCTATCGACATCGTTAATAAGAACCTTTGCAAAAATATTAATCTTGCGTTTTTGTTTCTGTTTATCTAAGTGTACCCCGCACCATTTTATACCTGCTGTCTTATCAAAAACTGCTGGCATAGCCCTAAAGTCGCCGTCTGGTATGTCCAAGTAAATTTTAGGAGGCATCTGTGAAAGGTCTAGGTTTTTAAAAACCGTCTCCACAACACCGATGCACTCTGCAACTGAAAGAATGGATTGAATTTGTCTGTTGTTTAAGTAAATTGTCTCCATTTTGACTGACACCCCTTTATATCATAATCTACCATGCGATGAACTAATTCCTTAAAAGAAATCTTGGGTGTCCATCCTAGCTTTTCCTTCGCAGTCGAATAATCTCCTCTTAGGTAAGGAACTTCTGAAGGTCTAAACAAAGAACTGTCTTGCATTACAAATCTTGTGTGACTATCAAACCCCTTGCAAGCAAACGCTTCAAGCAAAAACTCCTCTACGGTATGAGTTTCTCCAGTAGCAATAACATAGTCGTCGGGCGTATCCTGTTGTAGCATAAGCCACATAGCTCTAACATAATCTTCTGCGTGACCCCAATCTCTGCAAGCCTCCAAATTACCCAACTTTAACTTTGGAAACGTTGTATATGTAACCACGCTATCTAAAAATCTAGATGTGTCAAACCCAATATTTTCTCCAGCATCTTCGAGTTCAGTACAATCATCTGGCTCTATATGAATATTATATAGCCAATTGCACAACTCACCAACATACTTGGTTATCTTCTTCGTAACAAAGTTGTCGCCCCTCATTTCGCTTTCGTGATTGAATAGTATTCCACAGCTTGCATGAACGCCATAAGCTCTTCTGTATAGTTGTGTTGTTTTGTGTGCAGCTAATTTTGCGATAGCGTAAGGCGATTGCGGATTGAAAGATGTTTCTTCGTTTTGAAACCTGCCTCCTGAACGACTAGTTGTGTAGTGGTCTCCAAACATTTCGCTGGAGCTAGCCTGATAAAACCTATGCTCGTGGTCACTTTTTCGTATAATCTCCAATATATTCAAACATCCTTTAGCAGTGATGTCCCAAGTCAATGAGGGCTGGTCAAAAGATGTACCCACATGAGATTGCGCTGCTAAGTTGTATATTTCATCAGGCTTGTGGTTAGATATGATGTCATACACACTACCAAAGTCGGTAATATCCCCCTGAACGACCCGCAAG